TCGGTATTGGTAAGAGTAATGATAAACTGGACGATTTGAATAAATCTTATGATAAACAATCTAATTTATTAGAAGGTTTCATTGAAGGTGTCAAACAACAACAAGCAAAGATGGATTTGTTAAAAGACAACAAATCTGGCTCAGATGTATCCGGTAGTGGTAAAGGTTTTATTGGGAATACATTGAGTGGCGCAGGCGATGCCGCTTCTGGGCTTGGCGGTCTTCTCGCAGGAGTTGGCGGCTTTGCTGGCGGTCTAGGTATGGGTGGAGGTGCATTGCTTGCAGGAGCAGGTATTCTGATAGCAGGCGGTGGTTATTTACTAGAACAACTAAACGAGTTTGATGGCAAGAAAATTCGTGCAAATGTAAATGAACTTTTTGGTATTGCTGATGACGCAGGTGGTTTGGGTAGCTTTTTTGCGGATGGTGGAACATTCTTTGTTACTATGACAGGAATAGGCTTAGGGCTTGGAGTATTTGCTGCTGGCGGAGCAGCCGCCGTCGCTCTTACTAAATTTGACGGTGATGGCAAGTGGGTAGACAATACCAAAGAGTCAGTCAAAAAACTTCTTAGTTTGTCTGATGAAATCAGCGACAGTAAGGTATCTATACTTGGCGCAGGCGGAACATTCTTCACAACTATGTCAGGGCTTGGTATTGGTCTTGGGGTGTTTGGTTTAGGAGGTGCAGCCGCCGCCGCTCTTACTAAATTTGAAACTGGTGATTGGGCCACTAAAGTCAAAGATCAAGTAAAAACTTTGCTTGAAATACCTGATCTACCCAACGCCGGTCTTGGTGGAGCGGCAACATTCATTACTACAATGGGTGGTCTTGCAATCGGACTTGCAGCATTTGCTTTAGGTAAAGGTGCAGAGGGTCTTGTTTCTGTAGGCACTGAAGGTTTGGCAAAGTTTACAGGAAAGCCTTTCGCAGAACGAGTTAAAACAGAAGTAAAAACTTTGCTTGAAATACCTGATCTACCCAACGCTACTCTCGCCGGCGTCACTGGTTTCATAGGAGTTATGGGGGGACTTGCGCTCGGACTTGCGGCTTTTGCTTTGGGTAAAGGTGTAGAAGGTACTGTGGAAGTAGGGCAAGAAGCGCTTTCTTTCTTCACAGGCCAAACCGGTTTCGCAGAACGAGTTAAAACAGAAGTAGAAACACTTCTAAGTATTCCCGATTTGCCAGGAGCCGCAACCGATACTCTCGGGTTCATTGGTGTTATGGGGGGCATTGCAACTGGCTTGTTGGCGTTTTCAGCATCAAAAGGTATTTCCGGTGCAATCACATTCTTCACCGGAGGAGAAGCGTTTGCTGATGGTATCAAAAAAGAAGTTGGCACACTATTAAGTGTTACTGATAATTTGAAAGACGATGGTTCAAACTTTAGCGCCGCTATGGGAAACATTGCTACTGGTCTGTTGAAGTTTTCTGGTGGAGAATTTGGAGCATCATTTGTGGGAATTGGCACAAGTATTTTAAACTTCTTGTCTGGCGGAGAGAGCCCTATTGAGAAAGTTCTTTCTATTGCGGATAATGCAGGTAAACTAACAGAAGGCGCAACTGCGCTCGGCGCTATTGCAGATAATCTGAATAAATTTGGAGCTATCAAATTTGATGGCGATAAGTTTAATATCAAAGGTTTCGCTGAAGATTTGAAAGAAGCTGTGCCTATCATCGAAGGTGCCATCATGGGCGACAATGGTGGTTGGTTCGGACAAAAGATTTTTGGTCTTGCAAGCCCAGAAATAGATTATAAGAAAGCCGCTGAAAGTATTGATATACTTAAAACAGCATTGAAAGTGGATAGTGTTGCAGAAGGCGCATCATCAGGATCATCCAGCGCTGTTTCATCTATTGTAAATAACTACATCACAAACAACTACACATCTAACAATGGCAATAAAGGTGGCGGTGAAACTACTAAAATTACTATTCGTGAGGGTCAGCCTATCGGCGGGTTTAGTGCTTATCTAGCAACTGGTAGAGTAGGGTTTTAAAAAGGGCGCCGAAGCGCCCTTTCTTTTAGTCGTCAGCTAGATTTTTGAAGAACGCCATGTCATCATCATCTTCGCTTGCTAAGGCAGGAGACAAACTCTGCTCCGTTTTTGGAGCAGAACGCTCTTTAAACTTAGGAGTAAAGTTCATCTCCACACTGTCGTCCTCGGCAGCACTTACTGTGGGTGCGTGTGATCTGCCATCAAGCCCAAGAGTCTTGTAAAGTTTAGCCTTTAGTTCGACATACGACTTGAAGTTTTTAGGATCGACGAGTTCTTTCAGAGAATGCTGTGTTTTCCAAACTTCTTCCATAGCAGACTCATCGACCAACAAAGGTGCTGGTGCTGAGAACTCCGACTTATCATAGTTACGATAGCCTTCATAGTTACGGATTTTCAGTTGAAAGTTTGCGCCTTCCCATAGATCGAATGGGTTGACTGGCACTTCTCCTGGGTATTGTGGATTCATTAGATCGTTAAGTTTCTCAAAGATTTTCTTACCATATTTGTAAAGAAAGACTTTGCCTTCGTTCTGAGGGTTAGCTGTGTCTTTTACGATATACACATTAGATGTATACGAAAGACGGCGCTTCTGCTTACGAACAATCTCTTTGTTAGCTTCGATACCTGAGTTCCAGAGTTGTGAGTTATACTCTGATACAGGGTCTTCTTGCCCCAAAGTTGTCAGCGAGTTTTCAATATACCAGCCGCCTGGTCCTTGAAAGCCATGGTCATAGATACGAACGAATGGCATGTCTTCGCCAGCAGTTGCAGGCAAGAAGCGTAGAACAGCATAGCCATTGCCAGCTTTGTCTACTTCGGGCTTCCAGAACTTGTCGTCGTCGTTGCTATAGGTGGAGCCCATGTTTTTGAGTTGATCGTTCAACTTTGAAAAGCTATCTGAGCGAGTTTTTTTGAGGTCTGCAAAATTAGTCATGTGGTATCCTTTATGTGCGATTTTAAACGATTTTATGCGATTGTAAATTGTGCAACAAGTATTTGCTTCATTTTACTCTTGTCATAATTTAGAAATGGCTTATACTTGCTGCATATATTTAGTATATCAGGAAAAATGATATTGTCAAGTATTTTTTTACTCCAGTATGAAAAAACATTTGTTAGGTCGTCTATGATGATGAGTGTCTCCTTGCTAATGTTGCCTGATGTGTGTAGTCTAAGTAGTTTTGGATGTTGGCCATCTTTTGTAATCAGATTACTATCGAAGTCTTCGTCCAACTTACCTAGTTCACTCTTGAAGATATAACTCAGTGATTGTTGTCGTCTTGTCCACTCTGTAAAGACTTGTTCGCCATTATCGCTCAACATATCACCAATCCATATCTTTGGATTGTTTACCATGTTAGAGAGTATGAAGTCTTTAGCATCGCTTCTTTTTGAGAGTTTGTAGAAGAAGAACTTGTCCTTTCTGGTCTCAAAACTTGTTATAGATGCGTTGATCTTACCATTGTATTTGTGGTAATCGTAACTACTTGTGAAATGCCTTTTGAGGGCAAGATAGTAGACATACATCTCATACGCATCTCTTGTGTTATAAAGGCTCATACTGGTAGTTGCGCTGTCTTTTCCATGAGGTTAAACTTTTCAGCATCGTCACGAACTCTTGATTTGAGAACCTGAGAACGCTTCACGATCTCACCAATCAACTCTACCTCAATATCATACTTCTGTGCATAGAACACAAGAGCGTCAATGTAGGTAACTTCTTCGTTGATGTAATGTGCAACTTCTTTTAGTATATTCTCTGCGGTTAATTCCATTAAATTCCAAGAGCCTTTTTAATCTGCATTTTCTTGTGATCTCGACCCATACGATAGGCCAAGTTGAATATATAAACTTCCCGTGTATCTGTTGTGAAGACTTCATCAGCAATAGACACAATACTTTCGGGTATGTTGATCTTTACGCCATAGGTCTCGCCTGTGATACCAACATTAACCATTTAGCACCTTGATGCCTAATGCCCAGTTTTCAGCAGCGTCTTCTACATAGTGTAGAGATTTACCAACAAAACTTTCTGTGTGAAAGATTTGCCCTTGTAGATTATAATATTGAATACTGTAAACGGTATTATCCGAATCAAAAATGACTTCTGCCCTAGCCTTTAGGTCAGTGCCTTCTTTGAAATAAGTTGAAATGTGTTTCATGTATTGCCTCCAAACTTGTTGCTCTATCTTTTTAATATAACATTAGTTTGGAGGTTTGTCAAGTTTATTCTTCAAGCCAATTTTCTAAATTTGAAATATATTGATCCATCATGTGATCACTAAAACTATCAATGCCACCTTTAGCGAAGCCCATCTTCATGCCACGCCAGCGATCTTTTACACGTTGCCAGCCAGTATGTTTACGAACTTGACCATAAGCATTCATATAATGTTCTGTGCCATGGTGACGATATCCCATAATAGCAAATGGAACTCTTGTCACAACATCGTTGTTATTCACCCATCTGTGATGCGGAACATCTAATGATGCAACATACTTAGTCCAGCCAACTCGTGGTGAACCAAACGTGTATACTTCTTCTATGTTAGGCATCAGTGGATCAGCGTTGCATCTTGCAGCCATAATAGTGGTCATCGCAGCACCAAGACTGTGACCTGTAAACCAGAGAGGCTTCTTTTCTCCTTCGTGTAGATCGGCTTTGATCATTGGCCATAGATCATCTACTTCTGATTTGAAGCCAACATGAACACGACCAACAGTTTCGGCAAGAACAGGCACCGCTCTTAGATCGGCTTTCACATCATTGAACTGTGTTGGTTCTGTACCACGACAAGCAATAATGATATCTGTTTCTGTTTCGATTCGATATGCTTGTGCGCCGTCTCTGTCATAGAATGTGATTTTGTTTGTTAATCTAGAACCAAGACCCTTAGGCAAACCATCTTTCAAAGTTTTTTCGTTGGCATATGCGAGATTGGCGAGTTTGGCAAAAAGTAAACTACGTTCTTTGAAGTCAAAATCGGATATTGCCATGGCTTATCCTTTGCGATACATCGTATATGCGCCGTATGCGATTGCGCCATATGCAATGAGTTTGGCAAACGGATAGAACACAATGACAGCAGCCCCAGCGGCTACCATTACGATACCATCTGTTGTTGATCTTTCTTTTAGTTTTGATTTAAGCCAGTTTTTCATTTCTCTAATTCCTTTATTCTAGATTCCAGTTCGTCTAGTTTCTGTGCGATTTGTGGATTCATACTCTTCCAAGCGTCAGTAGGTTGATCAAACCAAGTCCAACCATAACGATCTCTTACATAATCTAGCAGTTTGTCAAACTTAGAGTAGCCCCAGATACCAAGTTTAGTTTCTTTTATATAAGCGAGTGATGCAGCACCTAACAATGCACCTGCGATACTCGTATAAATCCATAGATAGTCCATGCAGTCTCCTTATTCAGTTGTTGCTTCTGGCAGAGGCGCTTTGATTGCCTCTTCATAATAAACAATAATCTCTTTCTGTTGATTTATAAATCTACGAAGTTCTGATATATTGATAGACAGATTTTCATAGTCTTTTACCGAGATTGCAATGTATACTATGTCACCATTCTTGCTTTTGAACTCTTCTACGAAAGCATCGTAGTTCTCTGCGGTAACGACATAGATTTTAGTGTCTGCCAAATTTACTGGCTTAGGTCGAGCGACAATAGGTATTTCATTCCTAACTATCTTAGGAACTGATACTACTACAGATTCAGGTTTACTACAAGCACTAATTATTAGTGTCAGTGGTAATATCATCAAAAAGTTTTTTAGTCGCATCGTTCATCCTCTGTTCTATAAGACCTGGCTTTTTAAGAGCAAGCATCGTAAGATTATGCTTTTGTAGAGTAGCACGAAGTTCATCTCCATACTTTTCAGATACTTGTAATTTTGTTTGTAATTCTAGATTGAGCGCAGCATTACGAGCGGCATCTGCTTGTGTAGCGGCCAGAGCCTCTTCGTTTGCTCTTACAGCAACCTCTAACTTGGCTGCATTTTCACGAAGAACTCCCATACGTTCTTGCGTGTCTTTATAATACCAAGAGAATGCGAGACCCATAGTGATCATAACCGCACCCATTATCATCGCCAGTTTCATTCCCATTTATATCTCCAATGAAGTAGTGGGACCGAAGCCCCACTATGCAGTGATCAGAGTTATTTATACTACAAATGTTTGAACAGATTCGCAAACCAATCGCAGAAATCACTAAAGTTATTCATAGATGGCCTGCGTCTTTGCTAATTCTGGATCAGACACCAGCCCGTATGTTGCAAGAGGACCATCTGGACCTGCAATATCATCCGACAAGAAGAACTGAATGTACTCTTTCAGACCAGGAATAACATCAATGTGAGCATCTTTAACATAGAAGTATAGAGGACGACTGATCGGATATGTACCAGCTGCAATGTTCTCTGTTGTTGGTT